TCGCAAGTTTTTCATAATTTTATTTAATGTAATATCATCTTCGTCAAGAACATCACCATCTAGCTCATGCGATGCATTAACTTTTTCTTCACCGAAATCTAAATTACCCAATGGACTTTCTGGAGGCGGTTCATTTTCAGGTTCAGGAGCCTCAGTAGCTTCTCCTTCAGCTTCTCCACTTGGTGCCGCAGATTCTGGTTCAGGTAATTTAACAGCTTCAATTCTAAGATCGAGCTCCTTGTCTTTAAATAGACCTTTATTAATTAATTCAATTTCTTCATCAGTCATTGAAAATATATTTTTTCTAATCCATCGCTTGTCAACAAGCCCTTCATATGAATGAGCAGTATTTGCAATTGTGAATTTTGTTGTAAATAATTCAAGCTTCTGTTGTTGAGCAATTGTTGATGGATTCGTAAGCTTTATTTCAAAATCAAGCAAATCATGACCATCGAATCCGTTACAATAAAGATGAATTATTGCTAATTTATTAAGTTCTGAGACTAGTGTTCGTTGAATCCTGTTAATGCTTCTAGAAAATCTTATATCTTCCTGTGAGTTATGAACAATGATGCCTGCATCTGTACCAAAATTATGACAATCTTCAATTGTTAGATCATAAACCCACTCAGGTACATCAAGTTTTACTACTTCGATATTGATAATTTTATGATTATAAAATTCGCTAGAATTAAGAAAGCTTGAAATTGTATTAAATCCGCTTTCATTTACTATCTTTTTTGCAAATCTGGAACCAATTGGATGATTATTCTTCTTATTAAATTGTCTAAAGCATGTAATATTGTTTTCATTACAATAGCTTCTTAACCATTTATTATCATATTCTTCATATGCTTTTGAAATCCAGTGATTTTTACCTGACATTCTAGATCTAAATTCATCATTTTTCCATATATCAATATTTCCTTGAATTTTTTTATTTCTATACTCGTCTTTTTTCCAATTTTCTTTCATAACGTTAGACATTTTTACATGAATTTCTTCACCATGAATCCAATTATAAAGTTTTGTATTTGGTGTAGTTGATTCACGAAGCATTAATTTACGTTTAAGCTCTCTATGTCTGTCTATTGAAAGCCATTTTTTTATTCTCATAATGCGTGACTTTTCAATAACATCTGGTCGAAGAAGTGTCGTTTCAAGATGCTCAGAATGAAGTTTTCGATGACTCATCCATGTCATTTCTTTTAAATTGTCAGGATTATTATTACGCTTATTAAAATCAGCATGATGAATAACGCGTGCTTTTTTATTTTCAAAATTGTAATTACAAGATTCAGCTTGAATAATTTTATGTGTATATTTCCACTTATTATCATTCATTATCATTTCATAACCATCAAGTAGATCACCTTCTTTCTTTGAAGATAGGCGGCGATATAGCGGCATTAATGACATTCCAATTTCAACTTTATCTGCTGATAGATACGTACCGTCTCTAAGCATCAGTGGATGATTATCAGTACATTCAATCTTTTTACCATTGTCTAGTGTAATAACATGTAATTCACTAACTTGCTTTGTTGCCCATGCATTTATAACTTTTCCAGGCTTGCTATTACCATCTATATTAGACGAGTATGTCCAATTTTGTTTATTTTGATTAAATTCATCAGTCATGTCTTTGATTGTTATTGTTCTGCCGTCAAGTAGCGGAATTAACGTGTTGCCTCTTAAGCACAAAGTTGCCTTCGCGCCAAGACCTTCATCATAGCCAAGATATGCTTTAGGAATCTTTAATGCTGAGAATAGTTTCTTTTGAATATATTGAACATCTTCAATTGCTGCAGAATTTGTTCCTCCTGCAAGTGTATCAATTTTTGTTCCAGATGCTCCACCTCGAACTGGGATAAAATAATCTTCATCTACTGATAGCGGATTATATCTTAAATCAACTCGCCCTGTCGTTTTATCAACAACCTGGCTCTTTCTCAATGATGATTGTGCTTGTTCCATATAATTTGGAATTTCTTCTGGCGGAACATTACCAACGTCAATATAAAAAACACGCCTATCTGGTGATCTAACGACTCGATAAACCAACATTGCATCTTCAATAAGAATTAGTTGTCTCCAGATTCTACGTGCTGCCTCAAGAACTGATGTTCCGTAAGGAAGAAATGCATCATTTCCAAGTAATCTAAAGTGTGAAACTTGCCAATTTTGTAAAACTTGATTTCCCTGTGTAATCCATCTATACCGTACAGCCATCGGATCTTGCTTGTCAAAGCCTTCTTCTCGTTCCATTTCATTAACAGAAATTGGAAAAACGTTTACTACGCCATGCTCTGGTGAGACGTCATTGAATAAGAAAAAGTCGCCATACTTGCACATGTTTCTGACCCATGATGTCATATTAAAATTAACATTTAGAGTATCATAAAATAGTTCGCTAAGCAAGCGGTTTATAGACGCATTTTCTGAGTATATATGAACAACATTTCCATTTTCGTCTGGTGAAATTGTTTCTTCTGAGTAGATGTCAAGCGCACTTGCAATTTCCGGTGTGTACTCCATTTCTTGAAAATCAGAATTGTGAACAAATACAATACCTTGACCTATTTTGTCTGTTAGAGCAAAATTATGATGATCTTTAATTGTTAAATCATATACTAATTCAAATTGTTCTGTTTTTCTAGTTGACACAACTTTATGATTTGTATAATTTTCAATAAAATTATTCCAAGATGAAAATCCGCCCCATGACAAGCGTGTCAATAGGTGATTTTGTGTAGGCGCATTAAGTTTTTCTGCGAGTTGATCAAATGACATTCCAGACATGTATGAAGAATATATTGTCTGTAAAACAGTTTCTCTCTTGCAACGAGCATTCCAGATTCCTTTTTGATCTTTTCTTCCTTTGTTTCCTGTTCCTGGTGGATTTACTTTATTTCTATTTATTGTTCTCTCAATTCGCTTCTTATAGCCTTCTGTCGTTTTACTTTTTTTAGTAGAATTCTCTAAATTAATTCTTAGATCACCATCTTCGCTCCATCTACTTGACATAATAGTTGATTGCTTGTCTCTATTTTCTTGAATATCAAATCGACGATTATTTATTCTTGCATGAAAAGCAAGATGCTCTTTGTCGTTCATAGTTAAAAGATTATTTTTTCTATTATCTTCTTGTATAAAGTTTTTATGATGAATATGGCGTCCATCGCTCTTTTTAAATAAAGATCCTTCATAGTGCTCTTGAACAAGGCTGTGCTCATATGCTAATCCTCGTTTACTAATATTAAAAAGATAACCATTTTTTGTTTTTGATCGTCTAAATGGCATAAGCGCATCACTTGCAATTAGTTCGTCTGCTCTCTTGTACTCACCGTTTCGTAACATAAACGGATGATTATCAGTACACCTGATAACGTTTCCATCATCAAGTAATACTTCCCAAATTTCTCTTTCGCCTGTGCACCACGCTCTTTCTATTTCACCAAATACAATGTTTTTATCTTTTATTGAAAAAACACCGTAATCTAATGTTCCATTTTCAAAGTCATCAACAATATCTTTTATCGTTTTGCGTTCGTCTGGGTGATTAACAGCTATATTAGTATCGCCTGCAAGGCAATATCGTGCCATTCTATCATATGATCCGTAAGCACTCATTGCTGTTGAATAAACTTGACTTTGTGTTTTCTTAAACAGCTCATATGCAGAAGTTGTCTTCTCGCTAGGCTTATACTCTTTTACTCGACGCTTAACGACTGGTCCAGCCCTAAATAACGAAGTAAGACGTGTAAAAATATTTTCTTCTTTTGCCATCTTTATCCTTTGTATACCCACAGAAAGTCAGGTGAAATTTGCGATGCTCGTGCTGGCATTGACATCCCTAGAGCGTCACGACGTGTTTGTTCTTTTTGAATATGTTCTTTATTAATTATGCTTTTTGATGCGCAATTAAAATCTTTAGATGCGAATGAAAATCCTGCAATCATAGCTTTATTTAATATTGATGAGTCACGTGAATGCTCAGCAGATCCATCATATAGCCACGTTCCAATTGCCATGCTTATTACGAGATCATCATTTTCGCCTTTCATTGCTGCGGCTCGATTATCATTCCATACAAATGTCTTCATTTCATCATAAAATCTAGAAGAGTATATTTTAATTTGTTTATTTCTCAAAACTTCTTCTAGCTTCGTTAATATCATACCGCGAGTTTTACCGCTTGTATTAAAACCTGCATCTGTTGTGTCAACAGGCGGTATGTAGTTGCCAATATAAGCAGTGCTATTTTTTTGATAATACATTCTTGGATAGTTTAAATCTCTTAATCGTATTATTGTTGCAAATCCAAATGTATTGTTTTCTGGACAGAGAAGTGCTTTATTGTATAAGAGGCCAAACTCACTAAGCATATCACCAAATCTATCTGGCGCGATCTTTCCACGATACTCAGCAACAACTTCACCTGCATCTGAGTCTATTATGTGAAATGTTGAATAATCTTTACCATCACCGCGGGCAATATCAGCAGACATAATATAGTTGTGTTCAGAAAGCGGATATGCCCAAATCCAAATATTTCTATCAAATCCCTTTCTATCTATCGGAGATTTAATTTGTGAATAGAACCATTTTAAATCACCGTCACCTAAAAATGTCTCTCCAGACGATGCAAAGTCACACAAATATTCTTGTGAAATTTGACGTGGTGACATATTTCGTGTTTCTTTATCGAACCACTCTTGATTTCTTTCTGGGTGTACGTCCCATTTTAATGAAATTGCTTTAAATTCATTTTGATTAGATTCTGCATCTTTATAGAGTTTGTAGTATTGACCGCCAACACCGTTCGGTGTACTTAAAACTATTGCACGACCACCAGTTGAAATTGTAGGATATAAACCTGTCCATATTTCATCAAAATTACCAATGAATGCAGCTTCGTCAATGATGAGAAGAGAAAGTGATTCAGATCTACCTGCATCATCAGATGTTGGAATTGCTTTAATAGATGAACCATGATTGAATTCAATTATTTGCTTGTTATCAGAAACTATTTGCGGCAAGACAAGCCATGGCGGCAAATTTCTAATTATTATTTTTGCTTTTTTAATAAAGTTTTGTGCAACGCTTAGTTTTGTTGCAATGATTAGAATATTCTTATCTTTCTGAAATATTGCCATCCAAACTGCATATGCTGCAACAAGTGTAGACAAACCAAGCTGTCTACCTTTGACAATGATTGTAAATCTATTTTTAATGAAATCTTTAACACAGTCATCTTGGAAAGGAAAAGTTTTAAATGGAACCATTCCCCTTGTTGGATGCTGAATCTTTACGTACGTATTAAAGAAATATTCTGGATCTTTTCCGCACCGTATAATTTCTTGAACTTGACGTGTTTTAGCAACTGGGGGCATTTAGTCCCCTATTTGATATACTGTCTTTCTTCTATAATAAACAGTTCTTTTTGGATTGTATGGCGACATTGATATGTGCTCAATAGAAACAGAGCTATCACCTTTTTTAAGTTTTAGTGCATGACCTGCAGATTTCTTAAACTCACTTTTTACATTTTTAACAAAGTCATCAGAAAGCTTTACTGAGATGCGTTCTTGCTCTTTGACTTGCTGTTGAATTGGCTCGCTTGTTACGAGATTTACAACAGTTATATATGAAATAATAAGTTCACTGCCTTGCAATGCAGATTTTATAACACAAGTAGAAGATGTTATAGTTGAACTTTTTCCAAACGCATCATTTAAAATTTGTCCTAAAATATTTACTTCTTCAAAGTTTAGCATGTTTTCTCCTTATTGACTTTATCATATCGCGACGTTCAGTAACATATATATATATCTCCTCTGTAGACGGACGCCACCCATTATTCCACTCTTTACGTTTCACCTCAGCAAATTTATATCCACATTCACTGCAAATACCAAATTCAGAAAAACAATATCTATCTTTTATTTTTATGTGTGGCAATTCACATAGGCTACAAAAAAGAGGCATATTATTAGCATTGAATTGCTGCACAGTCATTCCTCCATTCTATGTCAATAACGTTATCAACAATATCTTTTACAGCATCAACATGTGAAATTATAAGAATATTTCTAAATTCATTTTTTAAATTATTCATTAATCTTGCACATGATTCAATGTTACTATCATCTAGAGATCCAAAACCTTCATCTATAATAAACATACTCGGCTTTGGGAGTTCTGAGATGTTTGTTAGAGCAACTCTTATTACTATTGACGCGATTAATTTTTCCATTCCAGAGCATAATTCAATTAATCGTCTGCTATCACCATAGTCAATATAAATTTCAATACTGCTATCATCACTTGAAATTTCAATATTGAATCCTGCAATGCCGTCTAATAATCGTGAAATTTCACTATTAATGATTGGAA